AAAGGTTGAGCCGGAAAGGGCGCGGGTCACATCTCGCTAGTGCATTTAAGTTCTTTACCATTGCCGATCACATTCTCTCCAAAGGAGGGAAATATGACAGATTTTATAATGGGATGAATCACAAGAAGAATAGTGCAGGAGGCACAAAACACAGCTACAGGAGCTGGTCTGTACGAGACCTACAGATTCCGTCGAGGGAGACGGCCAATGGGTGGAGACGAGGAACGAAGTTTAATTCGAACCTCCGCCTTGTTCGGAAAAACTGGAGTGCGATACGGCTCTTTTTGGAGCTACGTTTCGGACGTCTAGATGTGGGAGAGAGGAGGATGAGCCTAGGAACTCGCGATTGCTCGCGGGTAAGACAGATGTTCTCCATCATCAAATTGATGGTGGTCGCGAATGACTTCGCAGCAACCGTTAGGCTACTGAGTCATCGTACGCGACTTATTTCTCTACACAACTATACGAAGCACCGACGATTCGGTGATCCAGTCTGTCCCGTGCGCACTCGAAGAGGTGAACGGCTAACCAGCAAGCTGGCGCTACACATTGCGAGTACCCTCGGTCGAGGGCTGCAGGGGATCCGAGTCAGCCAAGCTGACATGGACAAGAAAGAGGACGAAGCAATAAGCAGACTCACGACGTCTGACGCAAACCTAACTCCCGCATTGGAGAATGATCTAGCGACCTTCATAAGAGATATCACACAAAATGTGGAAATAACTCTAGAAGATCGCAAGTTACCATTTCCTAGCGAGAAAGGATGCGTCCAAGCAGCTTCTAACCAAGGAGGGGCTACGCACGTTCTGCGTAACCCTAGGTTCCGAAAGCTGAGAGGTCGTGATGACCTGATCGAGAGAGCCACTGAATCCGTGAACGCGCAGATGCGCGTCGGGATGAATCAGCAGATCACCGGGAACTGGGCGTCCGTGAGGACAGTCAGACCCGGGCAGATCAGGGGTCACAGGAAACTTATCTTGATGGTGGACAAGATGAAGCACCTCTGTATGCGGACAATCATACAAGCGTGGGATAAAGATCCAGACGCTCTAGAGCAAGCCATTAAGCCTATTACCAACTGCTTCACATCGAGTGAACAACTCTTACGAGATGTTGACCCAGTGTACAAGTATGTTAGGTATATGAGGCTCCGTGAAAACACGGAGGAAAGCGCTACATTCAAGAAGCTATACGAAGAGTTGGCTGAGATGGGTCGTGATCGGGCGCGTTCATATTACATGAACGACCTAACGTACGACCGACAGCCTAGTCTAAGGGAAAGCTTCCGATATGCTATGATTGATGCAACAGCTGATGTCAGAGTGTTACCTATTGCGACTCCCCAAGGGAAGGTGCGGATGGCAACAACGCATGATAGCTCTATGGTCTGGGTTACTCGATGCCTCACTTCTGTGCTCATGCCCGTTTTAAAACGGGTTGGGTTCACGAAAGCAATGCTCAAGAACAAGACAGTCAAGCTTAAGAATGCGCGGGACAACAACTGCAAGTTATACAGCGGTGATTTCTCGAAGTCCACAGATCCAATTACGAATAGGACGTCACGCTTTGTGCTCACTGAAATAGCGAAGCACATCGACGTACCCGAGTGGTACGCCGACGCGGTTGCGAAGACGTGCGTCCCCATGCGAATATTCAAGTCAGCAGACAAAGCCTGTCTAGATGGAACAGAGCACCATAAGCGCACCACGTGTGGTGCGTTCATGGGCCTGGGCCATGGATGGATTGTTCTGAGCATTCTGAATGCATGGTGTGCGCGCAGAGCTGGAGCCCCCAGTGGGAGCTTTAACATATGCGGCGATGATATC